TTTATTCTCGACCTTTTAGAGAAATATCTTATTCTATAATAAGTGTTAATAATAAATTCTTTAATCAAATTCATCGGTGTTTTTTTACTATAAGAAACAGATTTTTCGTAAATCTTATTATGCTTGTAATCTTTTGTGCTTCTATGTTTAGTAAAGGTTATTTTTGTTGAAGATTTTTGTTTTTCAAACATAAAATTAAATTAACTCTGTTCTTGATGATTTATAAGTTTCGGTTATATTCTTAATCCGAGTAGGATTATCCTTGATTCTGTCCGCTTCGGTTTCCGTCATTACTCCTATCTTTTCTTGAAATGTCTTTCTAAACCTATCGGCTTGAGCAAATAATTGAAATCTATTACAGACCTCTGCGGCCCCATAATCTACCAAATAAGGATGATAATTCGCAGGAATATAAGGCACGGCTGAATTATGAGCTAACTTGTCGGGTTTGGCAAAATAGAATAATTCTGCGCCGTGAAGAACACTTGATGTTGGAGTAGGTTTAATTCTAATATAAACATTCGTCAAATCATAAATGGGATTATCTTCGGAAATGTCTTCTTCCTGAACTTCTACATCTTCAACCTCGGAAACATCATAAGGCGTTGCTATGACATAATCTTCCTGGTCGGTAGGAGTTGTATAGGCCAACCTTAACTGCTCTAGGCCTAAAAAATCGCTTGGTAGGGCATATAAAGCGCTATTCGCTACCAAAGAAAACTTTGTATTCTGTTCTTCAAAGAAATCTTGATTTATATTCATCAACAAATTTTGGATAAGGTCATACCCCTCATTGACAAAAAGCCAAATATCAGAGGTTGAAATTGCTCCTGTATTCTTAATGCCTGTTTTATTTCTGATTGATGTTGTTATTTCTGAGAGAGTCATAAATTTATTATTTAGTTAATTTATTGATTCAATAAATTCCTGATATTCAGGCAGAAAACCTCTTATATCGTAGTTTTCCAAAACGTCCTTAAAGGCAAGTTTGCTTATTCTTCTTCTTTCTTCCTTATTTTCAATTAAATAAGAAATCGCCTCTATCCATTCTTCTCTCGTTTCTGCTAAAAGCCCGGTATCCCCCTGTTTAACATTGGTGTAAAACCATTTTGAATAAACCCCCGGGATCTGGTTAATAGCATATTCTAAATATTTACATTGACTTTTATGTTTGTTAAATTTATCCTTTATCAAAATAGCAATTCCGATATCCACTCCTAAACTTGAAAGAATATGGGGGAAGATTTCTGGATCAACTCCTACGACTGCTTCTCTGTTATAAGACAAATCTTCAAAGATGTCCTTGCCATAAACATATTGATCGTAAAGGTCTTTACTTTTCACTCCTCCTATCCCCATATAAAGAAACTCCACTTTATCTTTATACTTCTCTAAAATTTCCTTGATGATAGGTTTCAAAAAAATCATATCTTCTGTGTGGGACTTTGAACCAGCCCATAAAATTCTAATCCTATCCGTCTTATTTTCCTGTTTTGGTCTGATCCAATGTTCTAAATCGCAATAATTGTCAAAAAACAATTTTTTCTTTGCTATCCATCCGTAACGTTTTAAAAGTTTTTTATTGGGCGTGATGAACCCGTCGGCAAAGAAAATCGTGGAAATAACTCTTAGATACCAGATTATCCTTTTGAAAATTGTATTAACGTCCAGATAATTGTAGTGCGTCTTAGGGACAACTTCCACCAAATCATCACACTCAACGATTACTTTTTTCTTATTCTTTTTTAAACTTCTTACTAACTTGTTTGAAAAAACATTTTCAAGTATAACCAGATCCGCCCACTTGAACTTCTCTGTTTCATTTTTTATTTCCTCTATATGTTCCAACTTCACCTGATGTCCCTGTCTCTCAAGAAACTTTAATTGTGGTATCAACCTGTAAAATGGAGAACCGGTGCGTTTTAAGCAAACTCCTATAATCTTCATAAATAATGACCTTAATTGTCCCCCTGACACCCTTTTTGGGGCTCTACAAGCCCCGTGGTGTATAAATTGGGGTCAAAATTGATATATTCCTCAATAAACTTGAAATTGCTATTTTCTGGCATTTTTAGAACATTGCTGAAAATATCTGGCAGGGCATTTTTTATCTTCCCATAAGAGATATGTCCGTGTCCTTTTACCTTGTCAAATTTCGGAATTTTCTCTTCCAAACTCCAATTATAATAATAAGTCTTTGTTCCATCCGGGACTTCTATCGGATAATTCCTGTTCAAAGCCACAATATAATTTCTATCTTTCAAGGCCTTCAAAAATTGCCAAGAATAAATCCAACCTGGAGCTTTATAAATCTTTTTATATTTTAAACCTACTTTTTTAAAAATGTTTTCTGCCGCCTTAATCATACTTATCGCTCTATCATAGGTGGTATCGCACTCGCCTATTTCATGGAACAATCCGTGGACTGCGATTTGTATCCAATCATAACTATTAACCATCCTCGCCCATTCCTTATAACTTTTCTCTTTTACCTTGTCTAAATTTCCTTTCTCCAGAGCGGTATAATGTAAAGGGATGGTAAATAAAGTTATCTTAAAATTAGGATAATGTTCTTTTATCTTAAAAAGCAACTCCAAACCCGGAAGTAAGAACCCTGCATCATCCAAATCCAGGATGAAAGTTTTATTTTCTAACGTTTCTAATGGGAGAATAGATATTTTTGTGTTTTCCATAATAATATAGTATTTTCTTTATTATTCTCCGTCCTTTCTCCGTGTTCAAAATGATAAATCATAACCTGCGGACAGGACCAAAAAACCAATCCTTTTCTAAAAAGTTTCAAAACCAAAATATCATCTTCCCCTCCATATCCTTTCAACTCCGGGACTCCGCCAATTTCATTCAAATCTTTTAATGGAATACATAACCCATTTCCTGTAATTTTAGGAATGTTCGGGAAAAGAACAGTTTTATCAGGAATAAGATTTTTCTTTAATCTCCAGTCAACATCGATAATCTTCTTTGTCTCCCTATCAATCTGCCACCTAATCCCACAAACTCCTTTTTCTTCCTCCATCATTTTATCTAATATTTCTAAGGCATCCTCTTTTAAATAACTATCACCCATTACAAAAAAGACATATTTACCTTTAGCTTTCTTTAGTCCTTGATTCAAGGATTTTCCCAGTCTTGCCCTAAACTTCAAAAAGCCGTTTAATCTAAAATATCTGTAATCAAAACCCAGGTTTAACTTATTTTTAAAGAACTTTTTTGTTCCGTCATTTGAAGCATCATCACAGAATAAAACTTCAAAATCCTTATATGTCTGTTGTTTTAAACTTTCTATTAAATAAGGCAACGACATAGAAAGGTGGTTGTATAATCCAATTAAGATAGAGAATTTATATTTTTGTTCCATTATATTAAATTTTTCTTTTCACCCCATCCCATTAGCCATTTGTTCTCTTGAATCTTCCACTCCTTAATCTGGTAATATTTAGAGATGAAATTAATTATATCTTCCTCTGTCTTAAAATCTTGCTTATGAAAAGCAGGAGAGATGGTTTTGCTATGCATTGGAATACCGAAAACCAATTCTTTACATTTAAGGTTTTCTAAAAAGAAACCGGGATTTTCAAGGTGCTCAATCGTTTCTATTGAAACACAGACATCCGCCTCGGGGAGCAGATCTTTCTCCAAATCTTTCTCCAAAAATTCTACTTCTTTCAAGTTTGGATAACTCTTGGCGTAGTTCAACGCTTCCAAACACCTATCCACAGCATAAACCTTATTAGCTACCAAACCATAAAAGTAAGTCCCGAAGCCACAACCGCAAGCCGCATCCAATACTATCTTATTCCGACAATGTAAAACGGCATAACAATATCTTTCTACATTAACAAAAATTTCATAAAGGTCGCTTTGGTCCGGAATAAATTGTTCTCCAGTTTTTTTCATCATACTAATTCAGCTGAAATCTTAAGGTTTTTTTCTGTATCTTTCTTCCCTTCAAACTTTTGTGTCAATTCCTTCTCTCTCAACTCAAAATAATCAGGATATTTTTCTTGCTGGCCAGTCGTAGTATCCATATGCTTTATTCTCAGCTCTTCACAATAATAAATCCCATAACCATTTCTTCTGCCATAAAGACAAATCTCTACGTCCTTTCCGCCGGTATAAAAACTCGCTTCTTCAAATTTAAAGTTATCATAAAGTTCTATGGGAATTGCCAAACAAATTCCCCCCAAATAAGGGACATTTCCTAAAACCCTGTCATTCAAAAGAACATAAGAACTATTGCCTGAATTTTCCCTCAAAACGCCACCTGGGGCATTTTCCAGCCCTTCAACTGCCGGAGAGAGTATTATCTTTTTATTTCTCCTAAAAAGTTCTATCATCTCCTTCAACCAATCCTGCGTGATAAACTCCGTATCATTATCCAATTTTATCACAATATCATATCCCCCTATTTCTTTTATCTTCTTTATTGCGTCATTCCAGCCCTTTCCTATACCCTCATTCTTCTGATTAAATTGAATATGTTTTGCCTTATAATTCTTCAACCACTTAACCGTTCCGTCTTTGCTCCCTTGATCAATCACAAAGTGGTCAAAAGGATACCCCGCTGTGGTTCTTAATCCCTTAAATGTCCTTTGTGTGTATTCCAATCTGTCCTTTGTTAGGGTGAAAATAGCCACTTTCAATGGCTTTTCTTCCCCTAAAATTGTTTTAGTGGAATAAATTGAACAGTTTTCTGGCGAAAAGAAAGTAGGTAAATATCTTCCTTGTGAATCGTAATCAACTTTGTATTTATGACTTATACTATCTTCTTCTTGCTTAACAATCAGACAAGGAATTGAAACATGAAGAAAACTCGCTCCCACCTTCGCCAATCTGATAAATAAGTTCCAGTCCTTAAATTTAGGAATTGTCTCATCAAAGCCACCAACCTTCAACAGCCATTCTTTTTTTATCAAGATCCCGTCATTAGTGATATAATTCATCTGTTTTAAAATAGTAGGGTTGAAATCAACCGACCACCCCGGCGTTAACTTTCCATTCTTTTCTCTATTAAAATAATCAGTATAAACAATGCTTGCCCCTGATTGCTTCAAATAGTTGTATCTTATCTTCAAGGTATCTGTCATATAAACATCATCGTCATCTAAAAAACAAATCAGCTCCCCCTTGCTTGCTTTTATCCCTATATTCTTCGGCAAACTATCATGGCCGAAGTTTTTTTCTGTTTTAAGATAAACTATCTTTTTATCTTTATATTGATTTTGTAAATTTTTAACGAACGACTCTGTCTTATCAATTGAACAATCGTCTACAATTATTATTTCATAGTCCGTAAAGCTTTGCTTAAACACTGACTTAATAGCTTTTTCTAAACTTACCCGACGATTGAACGTAGAAATGATTACACTTATCATAATTTAAAATTTATAATTTACCGAGTTTAACCAACCCCACTCGAAAGGGCTCCTTTAACCGAGAAGCCACCGCTTAATAACTACTTCAAACTAATCTAAAACTAGTCTAATGTGCTTGAACTTTCCAATCTGATTGCTCTCTGAGAACTAAGGCAAGCTGCTGCTGCGGTAAAGTAATCAATTTTGTTGCTCTCTTTTTTAATAAAAAGAGGGATAGGATATTTCTACCTATCTCTCTTAGTTTCCTAAGAGTTCGGACTATCGCTTCGCTCAATTTATTGAGTTTATTGAGTTTATTGAGCGTCTTCTCGTTTAGTCTCTGCGGGCAAACCCTTTTTTAATTGTTTTATTTTTATAAAACATTTTTTACGAAATTTAGCATCTTCTTCCGTCAATCCACGAAAATTTTGCTGATGGAGTTTTCTTTCTTTTGCTTTCCTAAATTCAAATGCCGATCTAGCTTGTTCTTTTTTTTGCTTCAAATAAGGAATAATCAATTTTAAGAAAGGTGTCAATTTTGTTCCAGTCATTTTCCATATCCAAAGTTTCTTCAAATTTATCTTAATTTTCTTTTCATAAATTTTTCCACCCACATTATCTTGAATCCATCTCAAAGTTTTATAATCAGTATTCCCAATACTTAATTCCAATCCATATCCTTGAGTTTTTACATTATCATTCTTCATTTTTTTCTTACTCCATTTATAAATTGAAATACAGCCTTCTCCATCAATAAATCCTGCCATATAAGCTAAATCTATTTTAGAAGGGTTTTTCCCTCTGGTTGCCATATTATTATTTAACATATGGAACAATTATACTATAAGTATAAAATTTTGTTAA